GCGCTAAAATTGTAAAAGATGCGCTACCTGCTATCGGACAGTGGAGATCAGGATTAAAAGATGCAGCAGATGAAGCTCGTAAACGTAGTTCAGATATTGCTGCAAGTTTTGGCGAAGGTTTTGTTGAGCGTACAAACGCAGCCTTTAAAGTACCTCAGTTAGAAGCTAATTTAAAGAAATCAGAAGAAGCGTATCGTACTAGCCGTATTAAGATGGCACAAATGGATACTGATCTTTCTAAGAAACTGCTTAAAGGCGGCCCTGGAACAGATGATAAAAGTTTAAGAGCAGAACAAACCAGATATAGTAAAGAAATAAACGCTCTAAGGCGTCAAGGCTTAGACATTAATAATGCTCAAATTTTAGCACTTCAAAAAGAGCGAGCAGTAGTTATTGCTTTGCGTGCAGACATGAAGGCTCTTAATGTAGCACAAGAGGCTGCTTTAAATAAAGCAAGCGGCGGTAGTATATTTGAAAGGGTTGGTGATTTTTTACGTAGTAGCTCTGCTAAAGGTGCTCGCGATAAAGCCACACGATTAGATATATTAGAGAACGTAAGCAGGAATCAAAGAGAACAAGGATTTGGCCCTGCTATTGGTCTGATGATGAAAGACCTGGATTTACTGCCTGGTAAGTTTCAAAAAGTACGTACAGGTATTGCAGGTATTGTTATTGCGGGAGCTGGTTCCGTGGGTACAGCTATATCTGGCTTAAGCAGATTTTTAGGGCCTGTGGGTATAGGCTTAGGTATCTTGCAAGCTGCACTACCCCTATTCCGAAGCAATGAAGAAGCAGCCGCACGTTTTTCAAGTTCATTAGATTTATTAAAAGAAAACTCAGAGAACTCTTTTAGAGTATTGGAAAGATTAAGTAAATTAGATCCATTAGAACGCATTTCTGTAGATAATATTTTTGCTAAAGCAACAGCTCTTGAAAGTTTAGGCACAAGCTTGTCTAAAGCATTTGCTGATATTGAAACAGAGATAAAAGGCCGTAATTTAGCAGATAGTACTACCAACTTTTTGGCTAGTTTAATAGGTCGTAGTTCGGAACAGTTATTAGCTAAACAAGTTGGCAACACAGTGGAAAGAGCTGTAAAGTTGTCTGCTAATGGTCCTAACGGCAAAGCTATTCAACAAGAGTTAGCAAACTTATTAAAACTACCTGCTAATGCTACCACAGCTGCAATTACAGATGCTTTAAACAAAGCTAACCCTGCCATACGAGAAGCTGCTGCAAAAATTATAGAAGATTCAGGTAAAAAAGCTGTAGCTTCTGCTGGTTCTCTTAAAACTTTCAAGCAAGGTTTGGCTGAGAGTGCAAAAGTTTACCAAGACTTGATAAATACAACAAAGAACTCTAATCCATTAAGTAAGTTTGCTGAAGATAGTTCTAAACAAATTATAGAGCTGTCCAAATCATTGGACAATGCTGATTTACCAGAAAAACTAACTACTTTACGAGATCTATCTGCAGACGTTAACTTTTTACAGTTATTTCCTGTAGAAGCAGCACGAAATATTTTATCAACTTCAACCGAACTAAATAACCTTAGCGCAGCGTTAGCAGATGTAGAATTTAGACAGAACCTATACAACGATGCTTTAAACACACATCAAATTACTTTAGATAAATATGCAGGCAAAGATCCTAGTACTGTTAGTAACCTTTTTGGTGCTTATGATGAGTTAACTAGTGCTATAAAATCTGTAGAGCAATTAAATAAACAACTTGCTGAATTACAGACTACAAGAGGTAATATTACTACAGGGCTACAAAGTGCTTCAATGAAGTTTAATGACTCAATGAAAGCAGGTTTAATAGCTAACATTGATATTTTTACTCGAGGTTTAGTAGACGCTGCAGCAAGAGCAAGACTCGAAGTTCAAAAGGTAGCTGGAGGCGGTATTAACGACCCAGTTTTAAGAGCAAAGTTTCAAGCAAATCTAGATTTAAAAGCAGTAGCATTAGACCAAGAAATGTTAAAATCACAAATGAGTCTAATAACTTCTAATGCTGATCTACGTTTAGCAATAATGGAAAATACTTTTGCTCAAGGTTTAGCCAGAGAAGGTTTATCCTCCGGAGGAGAAGGCGGCGAAGGAGAACTTCGTGCAAAGCTAGTTCTTAATCCCGCATACAAGGGTCTGAATGAACAATTAAAAGCTATAGATGCAATAAAAGATAATCGCAAAAAATCTATCAAAGATCTACAAAAAGAATTAAAACCTGGGTTTAACGCAGGTATGGATAGCGGAACAATTGCAGGCGTAAGCGATTTACTTTCTACTGCTCAAGCAAAAGAAGCGTTAAAAGCGCAAATGGCTACTAACGAAGGCAAGGCAGAAGGTATTAGGTTACAAGAAAAACTCAATATAATTGACGGTCAAAAAACAAAAAATCTAGATATTGTAGCTAAAATGCAAAAAGATTTAGATCAAGAACAGTTAAAGTTTGCTGAGCAAAAAGACTCAATGAGCGATGCTGATTTTAAGATGGCTGAGAAAGAGTTTTTAATTCGTAGAGCGGATTTAGCTAATGATGCAAGACGTATTGAAGCTAATGTTGCATTAACAAAATCACAAGCAGTAGCAAACACACTAAATAAAGAGAATAGTGCTCTTAGAGAGCAAGATTTAGAGTATACTAATCAGATTTTTCAAAAAACTGTTGAGCAATCTAATCTAGAAAGAGATCTTACAGTCTCTGGTGTACAGAGAACAGCGAACCTTGCAAAAGCTGTAGAAGATAAAAATAAAGAATTAAAAGTTGCTGATCAATTAGCCGTACAAAATGCAGCTAGTATAGACCTACAGTTATCTAATAACAAAATACAACAAGAACAACTAACTGCTAAAGAACAGCTATCACTAATAGACAGCAATTCTTTTAAGATACAAATGGATACCTTAAAAGTAAATGAGGCAAGGCTAGAGCAAACTAAACAGTTAACAGCAGCACAAGTAGCTTATAACCAAGAAATAGGTAAACTAGAACTTGTTAGAATAGAAGCTGGTGGGACCCTTACAGGAGAAAAACTTGAAGCAGATAAAGCAGAACGTGCACGACTGTTAGAAAATTTAAAAGCTCAAAGATCAGCAATTTTACTAGTAACGGATGCGCAAATTAGAAGTGCTGAAGTTCAAAGAGACACAACAAACAGACAGTTAGCATATACTGATTTATTTAAACAAGCGTTTAAAGGTATGGAAGATGCTATTGTTAACTTTACTAAAACTGGTAAATTAAGTTTCAAGGACATGATTAATAGTTTTATTGAAGGTTTATTGCGCTATGAAATACAACAGCAACAGATTATGATGTTTAGGGGTGTAGGCGGTGCTGGCGGTTTAGCTAACTTATTTATGTCAGCATTGTTTCCTGGAACAATTAGTGGCGGCGGCACTTTAGATGTAACACAAGCAGCAGCTAGAGGATACACAGGACTTGCTAAAGGCGGAGTATTTGACGCAGGTCTAAAAACATTTGCCAAAGGCGGAATGTTTACTAATTCAATAGTAGCATCGCCAACATTATTCAAGTTTGCCAAAGGTACAGGTTTAATGGGTGAAGCAGGACCAGAAGCCATTATGCCCCTAAAGCGTGACAGTAACGGTAATCTTGGAGTTCGTGCAGGTGGTACAGGCGGAAATGTTGATGTAGTTGTTAACAATTACGGAAGCGAAAAAGCAGAAACTCGCGAAACTACAGATTCACGAGGCAACCGTAAGGTTGAGGTTATTATTGGAGATATGGCTGCAAGTGAAATTGCTCGCAACGGTAGTGCATCACAAAAAGCAATTCGTGGAACATTCGGACTCCAACCTCAGCTAATTAGGAGATAACTATGGCATATACATATACGTGGCCGTCAACACTTCCACAAAGTCCACAAAAAGGTTTTACTGAGTCTGTAGGGGCCCTTATTTTAAGGACTCCTATGGATGCAGGACCTGCAAAAGAGCGTTATCGTGGAAAACGTGCAAATACTATGCAAGTATCCTTTGTTATGACAACTGCACAAGTTACAACTCTAGAAACTTGGATTGTAGATACCATTAGAGGTACAGCCAGATTTGGATTTACACACCCAAGAAAAAATACTATAGTAGAAACTCGCATAGTACCACAAGGAGATGGAGAACTATTTACATCCGGATACTTAGCGCCAGGATATTGGAACATTGCATTAACTTTTGAGATACTACCATGAGCCGTTTAACATCAATGTCACCTGATGCGATTAAAGCTATTTTTTCGCCTGAAGCTGACAGTGACTTACTATTTTTATTAACAATATATGATCCAGCGGATGGAACTACAGTTGTAACTAGACTATGTGATGGTTTCACGCAACGCATTAGCGAAACTGCAGACGAAGTAGTTTATGGCGTAATTAGCCGTAGTGATAACTTTATATTCTTGCCAATGGAAATTTCACTACCAACTGAAGAAGAAGCTCAGGCTCCAAGATGTTCAATAGTTTTACGAGACGTTACTCAGTATGTAATACCTATAGTTAGAACTATTACAGGACCTCCTAAGGTTAAAATGGAATTAGTGCTGTCAAAGACACCAAATACGGTAGAAGCCAGTTTTAGTGGTTTTTATATAAGTGGCTTTACATATAATGCTGATTCAGTAACAGCTCAACTATCAATGATAGACTATGAGCGTGAGCCATTTCCAATGCATTCATTTACACCAGCATATTTTCCAGGAATGTTTTAATGTGGCACAATAAATACATAGGCATACCTTTCCTAGACAAAGGTAGAGATATAGACGGCATTGATTGCTGGGGATTAGTTCGCCTTGTTTATAAACAAGAATATAACATAGATCTACCTAGCTTTAGTACTGATTACGAAGCTGATGATACTGAGCGGATGAAAGATTTGCTTGCTCAGTATAAAGAAGGCTGGAAAAAGATTGATACTCCTACCGAAGGTTGCATTGTATTATTTAACATTCTTGGTGTTGAATCGCATATGGGTATTGCTATTAGCAGTACTCATTTTTTGCATGCACGCGATCGTTATGATAGCGCTATCGAATCGTTTGATTCTGTGGGTTGGAAAAACCGTATCA